TCCACTTTCGGTAACTGTTGAATACCAAAACGAAATTGGGTTGGGCTTGCATAGTCCAGTTTAGTTGGTTGTCTTGCGAGTGGTGATTGTGCTGTTGCCATAATGCTATTTATAACTTCTTATTACTTTCTCATATTAGCAAGAGGGTTCTCAAGAGCTTTCTTAATCTGATTAGAGATAGAATCTCTCAATTCCTTCATTTCTTTTTTTAATCTGGTTTCCAGAGCATCCATATCTTTTCGTATTTGTTCTCTACGAGTATCAAATCTATCAGAATTGACTGTTACCATCTTACGAACTTTGGTATCATTTTTATCAATACTGTCTCGTACTAACCGAAAGGCCTCCTTGCCACGTTTCTCTATACTGTCAACCTGTTTTGACATTATGTGCAATTCGTCTTTGAGATCAGTCTTAATCTCTTTAGTATAATCTCTGGCATCTTGAATTAATTCTTCTTTTGCTTTCACCTCAACCGTTAGGGCTTGCATCTCTTCACGGAGAACAGCAAGTTTCTTATCAAACCCCGATAAGTCTGGTGCTGTGTATTTCTCTATCTTTGTTCTCATATTTACGTAGTCTTTATAGAACTCAAAGCCTGCGTAAAGTCCGCCTCCCAGTGTTGATAATGCTGTAATAATTACGAATATTTTTCCACCCCGAAACTTAACACCGGCAAACTCAACTTCTGTTTTGCCGTCATCTGACATTTGTTAACTCCTTATTTGTATTGTAATTCTATTAATGCGTTGTGTGCTGCGTCACTTCCACCTATCATAAAATAGGCAGCTGCATTATTATCCGAAATACTATTATCTGGTATTGTCGTTGGTTGAAAGAAATTGGGTGTGTCTTGTAACATTTTTTGACTACTAAAGAAAGACTTTGAATTACCTAAAACTTGCATAACAATCAAAGTTTTTAATTGATTACCCCCTTCATACTTACCTTTATCCCCCATATTTTTAACTATTTTATTTGCAGATTTTTGTTTTGCTTGTCTCTTAGCCTGTTTCTTAGATACAGGTTTATTTTGTTTCTTCACAGATACAGACTTAGTTTTCCCTTCTTGTTTTTTAGTGGATTGTTTTTGTACTGTAACACTTTTTGATTCAGCCTCTGGTTCTGGTTCTGCATCTGGTTGCTTTGACTCTGGTTTATTATCAGAACTTGCAGCATCTTGTGGTTTAGCATCGGCAACTTCGGGCTCTGGTTTTGGTTCTGCATTTGATTCTGTTCTTGGTTCTTCTGCTGGCTGCTCTGGTTCCACATTAGGTTCTGATGTTGTAGTTGGTTCTGGAGTTGCGACACTTCTTCCACCTTGCGGTGCTGGGGCTTCCATAGGTTCTCCACTTGATAAATCATTATTCAATTCCATTTCTATATTTGCTACTTGTGTTTCCATTTGTACTGGTGGGCCCATTTCCATAGAAGGAGCCTCAATACTTACTACCTCAATTGGAGGCGGTGTTAATTCTACTGGTGCCATTTGAACAGTTTGTTGTTCACTGGGCCCGCCGCTTGGCATCTCTTGAATCGCTTCAACCGGCGGCGGTGCTAATATTACAGCATCATTGTTTGAATTAGTTGGCTCCATAATATTTACGCCTGGCGGCAATTCGTTTGAAGGTGGTGGTGGACAGGTATTTAAAATTTCACAACTAACTGTACTGACTAAATCTGAATATGTGGTGGATGTTGTTATTTCTGTTTCTATTTCATTATACAGAAAAGTAGTAAATACATTATTAAAACTTGGCCCATAGAAACCACTCCAATATCCGTTATCAATACCAGATAAAGTTAATGTTCCACTATAGATATTATTACCAGCATTTATGTTCAGAGTTCCTGTTTCTGTTTGATTAGTTTGATACGTAGTGCCCATATTAGCACCACCAGTTACACCTATAGCTTCATCACCTAATAAAGTACCGCCCTCATTAAATATTTCAAGTTTAATTGACCATGTATCTGTAGTGCCTCCTTGAGAATAATTACCACCTATTTGATTATTACGAGTATTGTTAACATCTGCACCAAATGAAAAAGTCATACCTTGCCCAGATTCTGTTTGACTTATATTAAAATTTTCAATATTTTCTATAGTTTCACTCTGTGTTATTGCTCCTGTACCGTAAGAGGTTTTAAACCCAGTGGAAGGGCTAAATGCACACCCAGAACCGCCACAGGCTGCAATATTCCAATCGGTAGATGAACCACCACCTTGATTATTTGTAAAAGTTGGGTTATCGACAATATTAGGAACCGCTGTCTGTGTAACAGTTGTTGTGGTTGTAGTAGTTGTAATAGGGGTTGTTTCTGTAATAGTTTGTGAACCATCATCATTATTGACAGTTGTTGAAGTAGAAGTACCACTTGATTCTGAAGTAGTAGTGCCTGATGTAATTGTGTTGGAATCTACGCCATCACCGGCTCTAGAAAATGAGGAAGGGAGGAATACCAAAGAATATACCAATAACGCTGAGAACAACCGCAGCGCCGCCGACATACGCAAATGTGTTTGGAGCTTCGGTAACTCTTTCTTCTGTGGAATAATCATCGGGCATTTCATAATCTAGTCCTCTATTTCCTCTGTTGTCTCCGTCAATTCTTTTTTTTTGAATACTTTACTATCAGTTGGTGCGTCTTCGGGATTTTCTTCCCAATTCTTTTTAGCATCATCACCGATTGTACCTTCGTATGGGCAGGGAGTTCCAGCCATCCACATAGCATCAAATACCCTTGCGTCTTGACACAATAGAGATACAGCAGCAACTTTCATGCCCATACCGTATATGGAACGAGCAAGTTTTAGTCTTTCACAGTTTTCATCAGTTACAGTTATACCTGAAGCAAATCCTAAAATTTGCGTTTGTATAGCAGCACTTGCGGCACTTTTACACACATCACTGTTGTTAATAACAATTGAGGGAGCAGATGCAGTTGGGGGCGTTTTGTCCGTTACTACTGTAGATGTAGTATTTGTATCTGCTGCAAATAATAAAGAAGGAAAAAGTACCATAAAGCCTGTTACAATAATCAGCTTTTTTAATTTCATATTTATATTTATAAGTTTAGAGCAACTATAAACAAAAAAAGGGAGTGCCGAAACACTCCCTAAGTTTAGTTGTAGAAAGTTCTTTTTATTATTACATAAGGTTTACAACCTGAACCCTACGATACCAAGCATTGGTATTTGCATCCAAGGACGCATCGGTATTAACTGTGTCACCAGCAGCAACCGCACCAGATGCGGCAAACGGGTTAGCAGCAAGACCATAACGTGTCTTGAAACCAATCTTGGGCTGGAAGGAATTTTCACCAACCGCACGAACCATCTGTAGCGGAACGTAAGGACAATAAAAGAATCCAGCGTCATATGGAGATGTGCCTTTGTAACCCAAAACATAATACTGTTTTGCAGCAACATTAGCAGAATACGGATCAACATAAACTTTGAACCGGCCATTCATCACACCAGCAAATGTAGCAGATGTGTCATCAACATTTAGATTGTTGGAGTTAAGAGCAGGAGTATAATCCAAAACACCTGCCATCTGAAGTGCAGAAGCAACATCAGCAGAACAGATGATTATATTACCTTTACCCCGGCGAGTCTGTTGTCCAATTGCATTGGCATCACGTTCAATCTGGAACATCAAACCTTTGAACTTTTCAACACTCCAACGTCCGTTAGAGTCTGTATCAAGGTCGAAGATACCAGCATTAGTCGTGTTTACCTGAGCACCAGCAACAGCGGTTACATAAAGTGAACGAACAACTTCACGGTTGATTTCTGCAAGGATTTCTGTGGACAGAATATTAGCAAGTTCTGTCTCAGCATCCAAACCGTGGATTGCTTTTAAGTCCTGAGCAAGTTCCATCGTGTACTCGGCTTTGAGAGCACGGGAAACTGCCGTAACTGTGGACTTTTCGATTGAGAACGCCATTTCAGCGAAAGCATTACTACCACTATCGCCTAAAGCTTCGGCCTGCGCCGTAGTCATACCAGTTGCACTTACATAAGTACCTGGCGAACCATCATTTAGAACCGCAGGATTGGTTTCTGATGCACCAACGTCACCACCACCAATAGAACCAGCAGCGTTCTGGTTAGAGATATCGGGCATCGACTCGTCAACGAGAGCTTCAGCACCGTCCTGAGAGGTAAACGAGGAGCGCATTGCAAAGATAAGACCAGTTGGTCCTGTCATTGGTTGAACGCCACATACGTCATAAGCAATCAGGTTAGGCATTGCACGGCGAACGAGAGAAATCATGATTGGATCCCATGTATCCATCTGTCCACCAGACATTGCGTTTACAGGAGCGACTTCTGAAAGGAATCCTCGATCCTCTCTTAAAGCAGCTTCTTGGTTTTCTAGGATGAGAGTGGTTACGGCCCGCTTATAAGAATCCTCAATCGGGGGAAGATCGGGATGTTCAAGGACTGGTTGCCACTTTTCCTGTAGATGTTCTGTTTGAAACATTTGTTTCTCCTTTATTTTTACATCTTTGTTATAATATTAACTGGCACGTTGCTGATTACGACTGATAGCCGACATATAAGCGCCCATTGCTTCAGTCGTATCAATGTCCTGTGCGGTGCCACCATCTTCATCATCAAAGGATTGTTCAACTGCCGTCTTAGGGAAATAATTATCCTTTAAGGTGTCGAGTTTTGCTCTAAAGGACTCTTCATCAACAAAATCGACATCTTCTACAAGGCTTTTGAACTTTTCAATTTCAGTGTCGGTTAAATCTTCGGAAGCCTCGGAAATAACCTGTTCACGAACTAGACCAGATTTATCTGTTTTAAGAGCAACGTTACGCTCCATAACCTGATTAACCTTTGATTCAAGTTCGTCAATTTTTTCAGATTGTGCTTCAAGTACATCGTACTTCTCATTCGGCACATCAATATAATGATCTTCAAATAATTGTTTCAGCCCAGAGATGAAGTCTTCTGCGATCTCGCCTTTAAGTCCACGCTCGATAGCCAACTCGTTCTCTTTCATCCATTCATCAACGACATAGTTAAGATATGTATCTACTTTTTCTGTAAGACCTTCAACCTGTTCTGATAATTTTACATCAAACTCAGAAGTCAGACTGTCATGAATACGAGTAATCTCTTCACGGGTCTTTGATTTAACTGCAGCTTCAAAAATTATTGCAGCCTTTTCTTTAAACTCTTCAGAAAGTTCTTCACCTTCCGTAAGGGCTGCAACATCTTCCTTGACACTAATCGATTTAATTTTTTCTTCGATGTCTGCCTTTGCGTCTTCAAGTTTCTTCAACTCTTCTTCAGACTTTGCATTTTCTGCTTCAGCCAATTTAGACTGATGTGCTGCAAGCATTTCATCGATTTCAGATTTTTTCATTTTACCAATTTGTTCAATTGTCTGTGCCTTAGTTAACTTTTTGGCCTCAGAAACAACTTCTTGGTCATCTTCTGGTTCTACATCATCCCCAGCAGCCAACTTTTGAGGGGCATCTGCTTTACCAGCACCCTTCTGTTGATCATCACCAGAAACTTCATCAGCAGAATCAGCTGCTTTTTTACCGATTGCTTTCTCTTTCCGATCTTCATCAGCACCCTTTTCTACTTTTGCTTCGGGTTTTGCACCGCCAAGATCTTCTGTTTCGCCTTTTGGAGTTTCTTTACCAACCGTCTTTATAGGTTCGGCAGTTGCGGCACCCTTTGTCTGGGCATCGCTTGCTTCTTCGAGCTCAGCAAGTACTTCCGCTTCCAACTCTTCAATTGTTTGTTCTAATTCTGACATAGGGTGTCTCCTTACCTAAGTAATTCGTATTATATATTTATAAGATTAAAGTCTTTTAAGAAACTTAGCAAACGCTAAAGCCGCTTTGTTTGCGTTTCTATTGCGTTGTTTTGTGTTAAATTCATTCTTCATTTCTACCATTTCCGCTTCCAGAAGGGCTCCGTTATCCCAAACCCATTCTTTTCCTTCCATAATACCTTCTACAAAGGCGTTTGGTGCGGAAGGATCAGCAACAATATCTGCCGCTGTTGCGAGATAAAAGTCATCACGAACATAATTTGCACCATTTTGTTTGGTTAAACTGCCCATTCCTCTGGAAGAAACTCCCAATTTACACCCCTCATCCATGAGATTTTTTACAATTTTGCCCATAGGAGTGTCCATAATTTTTGCTTCACCCAGAAAATTCTTACCATCTGGGGTTAAACTGGTAGTAATATGGGAAACTCTTTCAAGATTTACTGTTGGGCCGTCTGGATGGCCGAGTTCACCAAAGGCTCTCTTTTGTTGAATAAAATTCTTGTTATATTTACTAACTTCTTTCTGCAAAACTTCCATAGGATAAACACGACCATTACGGTTCTTCACATCTGCTTGCATGAATATACCTTTAATTTTATACTGTTTTTCACCGTTTTTTTCTTCGGTAATATATTCAACATCTTCGACTGTTTCTGATATTAACTTCATATACCTATCCCTTATGGTTGATTACCAATTGCAGTACAACTCATTGCAGCACCACAAGCAATTGTATCTCCTGGCTTTTTATCTATAATTATTACATCATTCTGAATTAATACTACCGTACCAGCAAAAGTATTTGTGGCCGTTATTGTATGATTTTCAGAAGTTCCTCCATCAGTTAAAGTTATAACAGTTCCTTTTATAGCATTAGCAAAAGTTGTTGACAGATTTACTGTATTTGCATTTACTTTATATACAAAATAATTTGCCCCTGATGTTAATTCTGGTATTGCATCTGCGCCTGCATAAGTAACTTCATCCCCTGTAATAAAACCATGAGAAGATACAGTAATAGCTGCACCAGCTACAGCACTTACTGCATTAAATGTTCCTAACGTAGCGGCAATAGTAACTGTACCAGCGTTAGTTGCACCGACCCTAATTCTAGTAGCTCTGCTTAAATCGGTTGCTGTAGTAACAGCTGAAGCACTTCCCGTTAAAATCATATCTCAAACTCCTATATTGCTAACATTTCTCTTTCAAAATATGACAATAATTCCTTTTCAGGAACTCTGTATTTTTTTGATACATCACTAATAGTTTTCTCGAAACTATTTAGGAAATCTGAAGGTTTAGTGTCCATTTTTTTAAAAATTTCATCTACAGCATCCTTCATTTTCGGAGAAAGTTTCTTATATTGTTTAGATTTTTTGTGTTCATCCCGCTCAACAACAGTTGACTCGTAGACTTGTTCAATCCGTTTCATCTGTAGTTGTTTCCTGTGGCTCAGTATTTACAAAAACTTTTGCAAGTTCTCTACGTTTTATCTCTAAAGCATCACCAACCTTACCACTTATTGCAGTTGAAAACTGTTTCTCCGCTTCAAGATTCTCTCCTGATATAATTGCATCTACAATTTCTTTACTCATTTTCTCTTTCCTTTCTTCAAACCGTTTTTAGCAATAAAACTTCTATCTTTTATCTCTTCGTCTTTTTCATTATCACCATCATCATGATCCTTTGTAATATCTGCTGACTGACCAGGAGCGCCTGGAGCTCCCTTACCTGGCGGAACATCATCATCATATTTGTGTACATCATCAGCAGGAATAGCAGCACCAGCGGCATCTTGTGGATAACGTGTAATGCCATCACCGACATCTGGTATTGTAATTCCACCATCCATTGGATCAGTATCGAGTTCTTTCGCAATTTGATCACGCATCTCAATAACTTCAGCATCTGTAAATCGCAGAACTTTCTTTAACAC